TTAATAGTTCTTTTTTTGTTGTATTCGCTGTGCGGCGTGTCTGAGCTTGTGTAGTAAAATTCTTTGTATGAAACGCCATCTTGTTCAAATGGTGGATTATAAGCAATAGTTTCAATCATAGTTAAACCTCTTCTTTCGTTTCTTCTATCAATGCCTCGGCAGTCTCCAAGCCGGAAGCCTGCCCAAGTGCAAAAACCTTGGATTCTTTGTCTAGGTCTTTTTCCTGTTCCACCTGCTGTACGACTAGCTGATTTTCTGCCAAAGATTCAAGAATGGAGTCTAAAAGCCTACGCACGTCCGAGGCGGTATAGGTGTTTTTACTACTCATATCAGTTCGATAACCTTTCTCATGGCTGACTCATTCCCATCTATATAATGTTGAGTAGAGTTCAGGCTTTTATGTCCCAGCAGTTTTTGTACATCCTTCAGGGTTCCCCCCGCCTGAATGATCTTGTAGGCCGCATTCGTCCCGACAGTGCGACGGCCTGAATGACTGGAGCAACCCACAAAACCCAAATCTTCGTATAGTTTGTAAAACCAGTTGGTGACAGTCTGGGCCGACATGGGGGCTTTTCTCTCACTCTGGACAATTGTTTTGTTGAGGTCTTCAGGAACGTCCATATCCTGCAATGCCTCTTTCAGGATTTTTGCCAGAGGAATGATGCGACCGCCTTTTTTCCCTTTAGTAGCGGATTTGTGCAAATCTATTTCGTCGGCAATATTTCTTTCTGAGTCAACCACCATGAGCCAGGTCACTTTAGAAATTTCCATGGCTCTCAGTCCGGCTTTGCAACTCAATAAAAACATAACCCGGTTTCTTTTTGGTTGTCTGGTTTGCAGAAGATAAGCCAGAGCCGTTTTTATCTGCTTATCTTTTAAAACTTTGGCTTTGCCTGCCATTGGTTAGCGGTTCCTGTTACTTATTATAAAATTCTGTTATTCTAAGTAATTATAACAAGTTGGCTCTGTTATGAATAGGTAAAAAGTCAGGAACCCTTAAAAATACTGGACTTGTTAGAAAATTACATTTTCTAACAAGTTAAAAAAACCGATTGGGCGTAGTATCTACATTATTGTCGCTACCAATCATAACCCTTCAATCAGTGGCAGCCGAAGGCTGTCCATTGGATTGATTTGTTATGTTGCCGCTGGCACTGGACTAACCATTTTCGTGACCCCACGCAAAAGGTAAAACATGGATACGAACGAATTAAGTAAAGCTGCACAAGCTGTCTATCTGGCGACGGATAAAAGTGTTGCTGACGATCTTTCAGCAAAGCTACTTGATGCAGCCCAAACAATCGAACGACTAAAAGACGCTGCTGGCATTGGAGCAAAATTCATGCAGTTCTGGATTGAACAAAATTGCTGTGAATGTGAAGACGGTCTACATTACTGCGGCCTGAATGAGAGAAAAGCTGATCTGGACTTCATCAACAAAATACTTGAAGGCGTGAAGGACTACGATCAGGCGACATAACCCAGAGCTAACCAGCGCCGTAGGCGTCTGTGTTGAGCGTGTTGTTAGGTTGCGGACATGGAGATAATAAAAATGAATGTATTGGACTTATTTAGTGGTATTGGCGGTTTTAGTCTTGGGTTGGAAAGAATTGGTATGGCAACTGTTGCGTTTTGTGAAAAAGAACCACAAGCGCAAACAGTTTTACAAAAACACTGGCCAGAAATTCCAGTGTTTGACGACATAAAAAAATTAAACAAAAAAGAGTTAGATAAATATGGAATCGAAAAAATTGATGTCATTACAGGAGGATTCCCCTGTCAAGACATTAGCACAGCAGGAAAACAAGCAGGGATTGCGGGTGATCGTAGCGGATTGTGGTCGGAATGTGCTCGACTTATCGGGGAAATCAAACCACGTTACGCAATTATCGAAAATGTGGCGAACCTGCGAAGTAAAGGACTTGTCACCGTCCTGCAAGATTTATGGTCGCTCGGGTACGATGCGGAATGGCACATTATTCCAGCACACGCCGTTGGTGCCCCACATAAACGGGAAAGAATATGGATTATTGCCTACCGTGACGGCTTGCGAGTGGAAGGGACGCGGACCAAACTCGAAACAGCAGGGATTGACAAACGCATTAGGAGTCACTGGGAGACAGCTCAGCCCAGAGCTATGCGAGTGGATGATGGGGTTTCCCCCAAAATTCACAGAAATCGAATCCAGCAGTGCGGAAACGCAATAGTTCCGCAGATAGCTGAGTGTATCGGGAAAGCAATTTTAGCGACCTAACACCGAAGTTATGAGACTTGTGACACATAACCATTAAATTATTTAGCTTATACGACAAAAAGCCCGATTAGTCGGTCTTTTTCCTGTTTTCTCTGGCGTGTTCTATCCTCCTGTTATACGACAGGAGACGTACAAAATGTCCGATCGAGCTCACAAAACCTTTACCCAAATATTTTTTGATACCCTGCACAAAGCCCAAGACGGGCGTCTGACTCTTGAAGAAATCGCAGAGATCATGCAGGACATTTCCCCTGAGCACTTCACAGACGTTTACGAAGAAGTGAAGAAAGCCGAGAAAGACGGCCATATAAGCTGGGGCGAAATTATCAAAATAGCTTCAGCGGTTATTCTTTGATGGACGCCGTACAGCAAAAGGAGCTAGACAACGCCAGGCACGGAACGCTTTTTTTCCTGGGCAATCTTGAAGTCATTAAAGAGCCTTCTTTTGACATTGGATTAGTCAGTAACTTCGTATCAGGAACAAGCATATTTTCAGACCTTCAGAACGGAACCGGCCTACTACTGAAAAGCTGCAGCGGCGGTAAAAAGCTGGTGGACGGTTATGAAACGGTAAAAGCAAAGATAAAAGAGGTTCTAGCCTCTTTTTTTGATGCCGTCGCGGAAAAGATGGCGCAGACCTACGGAGAAGGGGCTGCAGGCTTAGAGTGGATTGGCGAGTTTTCTACCTGGGCTATTGCCAACCTGACCGGAACATTGGCCGACCTTATACCAGGCTGGGGCTATGTTCAGGATATATCAGCCATGTATGACGCAGCAAAACAGGCTGTGACAAAAGCTATTGCGTGGCTGGGACAAGTGTTTAGCGGCTGGGGCGTCAAGTTGCTGGAAGGCGGGCCAACTATTATGTCCCGATCCATTGCCCAGCATAACGCAGCGGCTTTAGCTGGTGGCCTAAAGGATCTTGCTGTTACGTCCTGCAAGATAGGACTTAAAGCGGCAGGTGATGCAGCGGCTGGGATAGGTGCCATTGTGGGAGCTGTTTTAGGTATCTTGCAGCGTATAGCTTGCCTGATTGAATACTCTGTACAACGGTTCCTGTTAAACAAAACCATTAGCCAAGCCAAATACCAATGGGACAGCAAAGGAGAAATGATGGGCAACCATGGCCGCTTTAATGAGTGGTTTAATCGCGCTTGTGTCTTTACTCCTGTTGTAGCTGCCTTGTGTTTGTGTAGTGGTAACGTAGCCCATCCTTACCGATTCCTGCAGCTCATAACTCCTGACAACGACGTTATCAGTCAGGCTGACTTTGACAAAGGCGTCAGACATATCGAAAAGCTGCAATCCCTATCCCGCGACTATGTAAGGGAATACACCAACAGCTACCATCTAAAAATCTGTTCTAATGACCAATACGTTAGCGGGATGCTTTTCAAAATTTTTAAATGAGAGGGCTAAACCATGGCTTACGTAGGCAACAAAATGAAGGGCAAAAAAACCGGCGGTCGAAGGATCAATAAAATGCCGAAGATGAAAACCAGCCGTAAGAAAGGCTCTTACGCAAAGAAGAAAAAAGGCATGTAAACCCACCTTATCACCCAACCCTTTAGCCGGTTTACCGGCTTTTTTTTACTTATGATAAATGACAACAGAAAAGGCGCGCCCACAAAATACCGGCCTGAGTATTGTAAAAAAATTATTGATTATTTCAGCGTAGACCCGTTTGAAACGATCAAGGACGAGGAAGGAAAGGACACAGGCATATACCGCCACAAATTCCCCAGCTTAGAGAGGTTTTCCCAGAGTTTAGGAATATCTGTTAAATCTTTAGAAAGATGGGCAAAGGAGTATCCTGATTTTTGTCTTGCTGTCGAAAAATCGAAACAGCTACAGCAGGCATTTCTAACAGAATCCGCTATGTACGGAATGACAAACACAACCTTTTCCATTTTTACGGCCAAAAACATTTTTGGCTGGTCTGATCAAGGCCCGAACGCTTACGCAAAAATTAACTTTTCACGCTGCAGAACCCTAGAACAAAAAATGGACAAGGTTATAAGAGAAGCAGCTAACGAAAGCATAACCATGGAACAGGCGCGCCAGTGGTGCGAAACCCTAAAGGGTATGATTTCTATTAAGCAGGCGACCAGCTTTGAGGAACGCTTAGAACAGATAGAGGCAGACATTAGTGAAAAGCGCACTGGTCAAACGCCTTGATCTAGCAGAGCACAAAGCCGAACTGTTAGCCCCTGCCAAAAAAGCTAAGGTTCTGGTTTCCAAGTGGTTTCTATCCCTTTACGACTGGCAAGATGAGTTTATAGAACAGACTGCCACCTTTCCTGAGTGCTGTTTGTGTGCGGCTAATCAGATTGGTAAGACTTACCTTGGAACAGGGATAGACTCCATTCACGCCATGGGAATATACCCTGATGACTGGCCCGGTCATATGTTCGAGTATCCCCCGTTAATATGGTGCCTGGGCTATTCAGGCGAGAAAACCCGCGATCTCCTACAAACCAAAATGTTCGGCCTGTTTCTGGAAAACCGGTTCCAAGGCGGGCTGGTTCCTGCTTCAAAGATCGTTGATTGGCAGAGCATGAGCGGAACAGCAGGCGCTATGCGAACAGTCAGAGTTCGACACGTTTCGGGTATTTCAACGGTTCAATTTTGGAGCTACAGCCAAGGGCAGCACGCTCTTATGGGGGATTGTGTAGACTGGTTTCACATAGACGAAGAACCAAGAGATCAAACTATATACCCGCAGGTAATCACCAGAACGGCTAACGGAGATCAGGGCAAAGGCGGCAGGGGTATTCTGACTTTCACCCCAGAAAACGGACGCACAACACTGGTTGTTAAATTTATGGACGATCCCGGTTCTGGTCAGTTTTTTATGAGAAAAGGCTGGGACGATGCGCCGCACCTGTCCATAGAAACCAAAAAAAGGCTTTTACAGAGCTACCCGGAACACCAAAGGGAGATGAGAACAAAAGGCGTTCCTATGCTGGGCATAGGGCGGATTTATGACCTTTCTGAAGAGTTTATAACCTGTAATCCGTTTGAAATTCCCGACCATTGGCTTCTGATTAATGGCGTGGATTTTGGCTATGATCACCCGCAGGCACATTGCCAGCTCGCTATAGATCCTGACAACGACATTATCTATCTGATCCATTCCTGGAAGCAGTCGAAATGTTCGGCTTTGGTAGCCTGGGGAGCCGTGAAGAAGTGGGCAGAAGGCGTTCCCACATCTTGGCCCCATGACGGCCTGCAGGGTGAGAAAGCCCGCGAAGACAGCAAGCAACAGAAAACACATTACCAGGAGGCAGGCTTTACCATGCTGCCAGAAAAGGCAACATGGGATGGAAAAAGCAATTCTGTAGAACAGGGTATTTACGAAATACGAGAAAGGATGCAAGACGGCAGGTTTAAAGTCTTCAGGGGCCAGAGACAGTTTTTTGATGAGTTCCTGCAGTATCACAGGGATTTCAAAGTATCAGAAACAGGAGTGTCTAAACTGACCATCGTTAAAGTATTAGACGACATTCTTGATTCAATTCGCTACGCCTACATGATGCGCCGCTACGCAAAAACAAAGGGAGAGATAGGAAAGGAACCCAAGCGATACATACCCAAGCCCCTAAAGCCTATGGGACGCTGAACCATGCTTGAACACGAAGACATTATACGAATGCACGATTCCGCCTACCAACGCGGACAGGTAACAA